GATTCATGTAGTTTGATATTATCTTCTGTGGTTTTGTTTAATGTAACTTCCAGTTCAGCAACTTGTTCGGCGAGATCGTCTACCAAATCAACTTTACCTTCGGGTACATCGATATAATGTTCTTTGAACACTGATTGTAAAGAAGTCATAAAGTCTTCAGCAATTTCAGTCCTAAGACCTTCGGTTACTGCAACTTCATTAGTCTCCATCCAGTTAGAAACAACATAGTTTAAGTAGGAATCAACCTTCTCAACTAGTTCACTCTTAACTTCGGAAACCTCTTCTTCGAGATTCTGCGCGTACTCAGTTTCAAGTCTGTCCATTTCTTGAGATAGCTTACTAGTAAGTACTGCCTCAAAAATTGCACCGGCTTTGCCACGGAACCCATCAGATAAAGTAGCTTCTTCAGCGATTACAGCATCTAGGTCTTCTGAGAAGTCAACGGACTCAACTTTAGCTTTCGCCTTAAGTTCGTTTTTCTTCTGAGGAGCGGCCTTAATACTCTTAGCAACGGATCCATCATCTTCGGATTCATCGACTTTCGCCATTTTAGCATATATTTTCTGCGCATCTTCTTTTCTAGCTTTCTTCAACATATCAACTGCTGCTTGAATAACTCCGGCTTTGGTCTTCGGAATAGAAACTTCTTTGACTTCGGGTTCTTCGTCTTCGTCTTCTGCATCATCTGCAGATTCCTCGACTTCTTCTTCCTCGTCATCTTCGTCTTCTTCTTCTTTTACCTTAGCTTCATCAAGAACTTCTTCGTCTTCAACTTGTTGGTCTTCAACGAGCTCGTTCTCAAGCTCTTCAGCATCTTCTGATATGCCATCGACTGCTAGATCATTTTCTAGTTTATTTTCGTCTTTTGACATTTTGTATTCTCCTATTAAGAATTTACAAGTTTAGAGAGGAAATTCTTAAAAGCTTTAATCTCAATATTAGCAGAGCCAACACCTCGAGCTTCTTTTATTTCAGTCTCAATTTCTTCAATGTCTTGTGGACAAAGTATTCCGTTGTTCCATACCCATTCAACACCTTCCATGATTCCATTGACAAACGCCTCTGGAGCCGAAGGGTCTTGAACGATATCCACGGTAGAAAGCATAAAATCCTTTCCAACGTGCGACACACCTTGTTTATTCACAAGAGTTCCCATACCACGACTTGATACACCAAGCTTTACTCCACCTTCTAACAAACCAGTTACGATATTGCCCATAGGGGTGTTCAGTATTGATGCTTTTCCTATAACATCACTTCCCTCAAATCTGAGTTCTGTAATCTTATGTGAAACTTTGTCAAGATTAATAGTAGGGCCTTCTGGATGATTTAACTCACCGACTGCTCTACCTGTCTTGACTTGTTCTGTTACATATTTATCAACGGCACCTTCTAGGATACTCTTATCGTATATCCGTCCGTTTCTATTCTTTTTATCGGCCTGCATAAACACGCCTTCGATGACATATGTACTGCCACCCTTTTCGGTCTTTTCTGTAATAACCTGAAGGTTACTATCATGATACTCACTTATTAGTCTCATTATAGTTTATCCTATATTTACTCTTCTGAATCTGTATCAGAAGGTTTGCCCATAGTAGACGCAATTGAGATTTTCTCTGCATCTAAAGCGGCCTGTAATTTAACTGCAATAACATTATCGAATGCTTTACCAGCACCTATGTTATCACCTTTTCCTACCTTATCAATGATCTGTTCAATACTCATTATTTAATTCTCTCCTAGTATATATTTATAATATTTTAATAGTCAACGTCATCTTCATCATCACCCATCAACTCTTTTTCGGCTGTGATCTGTTTTTCCATCTCTTTCATGGAATCATCGTCCATTTTAAGAACATTCTTAGCGATCCATTCAATAGAAACATACTTACCAGCGTATTCATCTACTGTACCCAACATATCAAATCTTTCTCGCATCATTTCAGATTCTTTCAATTCTGCAAAATAGTTGTCTTCTATGTAGTCATATGCAATATATGTCTTCCACTCATCCCAATCTTGTTCAGTAATAATACCTTTAAGAATCAACTGAGTTTTTAATAGTTGATTAAATACATCACTGAATCTCTTTCTGAGTCTATCAATGAACTTCTTAAATTTAATCTCATCCCTAGAGATTTCATTACTTCTGCCTAGAGTAAACTGTTGTTCTTGTTCTAGTCTACTAATAGGAACATTCAACGACTTATACAATCTCTTTTGAAAGTATATAATATCATCAATCTGTCCTAGGTTTTCACCACCGGGCAATGTAGTAATTTCTGTACCCCTACCACCTTCTCTACGTGGCAAGAAGAAATCTTCCAGCATTGACATATGCTTTCTATCGTCTTTAAGGTCACCAGTATTAGCATCATATACTAATTTGTTTCTATACTGGCTCATAATACCCTTGAGGTATTCTTCTGCCTTACCCTTAGGTAAGTTACCAACGTCAATGTAAAAGATTCTACGCTCTGGTGCTCTACTGATTCTGTAGATAACCAAAGAATCTTCCATCATCCTTAATTGGTTAACAGGCTTAATTGCTTTATGCAAGTAAGATAAAATTCTTTTCCTAGTAGGATCCAACATACCAGAAGTTGCATAACATATAGCATCTGGATGTATCTTAATCCCTTGATTAGAAGCATTCATTTTACCATCTTGAAACAAGAAGTATTCTTGCTGCTTCGTAATTATCATTGCACCAGTCTTGGCGTCTTTTTCTTCTTCTATCTCTTTGACCTTTCTTAACATAGTAGGGTCAATATATCTTAATTCTTTAATACCATTCTTTGGAGACTTATCATCTATAATAATGTGATAAGGTAATCTTCCATCAACGTACCACTTTCTGAATATATCATGTGCATACGAATTGAAATTTAGTAACTGTAATATTGTTTCAAACTCGTTCTTAACAGACTCTTTAATCTTATCAGAAATTTCTAATTTGTCCAGAATTAAGTTTACTGGAGCTTCATCGTTGTCGCCCACAATAGACTCATTAACAATGTCCTCAATAGCAGCATCGGTTTCTGGTTGAGCTGCAATATCTCTATACTTAAATATTAAATCAACTTCATTCTTGGCTTTATCTCCATCTAAATCAAGATACGCACCAAAGTGGCCTCCAGCTTGAATAACGCCAGAACCATCTTCTTCTGTATCGGGTACAAATGAAGGCCTAACAGGTTCTACATTTCCCTTTCTCTTTATTTCAAAACCAAAAAAATCGGCCATATATATTTCCTCAAATAATATCAGGAGGGAATCTAATCCCTCCTTCTATTATATTTATACACCTAATTATGATGTAGTATTGGACTCCCAATACTGAACTTGTAGTTCAACCGTAAACTCTTCGATCTGGTTTTCAGAATCATAAGAGAGTTCAATTGCACTCAAGTTAGTTGGGAAAGTCCCACGGATATCATACTTCTTAGTGACTTCTCCAGCTTTATTTAATTGTTCTACAATCATGTCAGCTTGATAGTCAGTAGGATTAGATAGTCCTGTATTTTCATTATGGTTGTTGATACCGTTCATCCATCTTTCAAAAGCACCACGAACACTAAAGTCAACATCGTTAATAACTGTTATTGACCATGGCTCGAATGTTCTGTCACCTGCAATCTGTAATTGTCTACCACGGAAAGGAACCATGATAGGACTAATTATAGAAGCAGGCATCTGAGCACCCTTCACTAAGAAAGAAGTTAATTCAACATCACCTTGTGCGTAACCAGGAAAGTTACAAGTAACCTTGAACATGTTAGCACGAGCACCGCCACCCACTAATTTGGATTTAAAATCATCTACGCCTAAAATTGCCATTTTCTATTCTCCCTTATACGCCAGAGATTTCAGAGAAATCTACGCCGGTTCTTGTTGCCACAAAGTTTAGATTAATGAAGTTAATAGACCTTGCAGGCTTGATAAAGATATCAGCCACAAAACTATTAGTATCAATAACTTGACCTGTGTTGTTAGTAGTATCACATATAACTGAGAAGTCTGTTACACCCCTACGTCCTTTTACGTCACGTAAGAATGGTTCAACCAAGTTTCTGAATTGTGCGCGAGTAAACTCGTCATTGAATTCAAACAGTTGAGCTTCTGCAGCAGTTGAGATCGCCTTTTCTAAAGTAATGAATAATCGTCTAACATTGATTCTATCGAAAGCAGATGGTCTCTTCAACAAAGTTTTATCTCCAAACAAGATAGTTCCCTGACCTGGTAATGATACCAGTGGGTTACATCTTGCTTTGTATAGAGTATCTCTATTAGCTTTGCTAGGGTTATATGCCAACTTAGTAATACCTAGTAGTTGACCACGATTAACACCAGCTGGTGAGAACCATGCATCTGCTACGTTATCAGTATTAGCACATAGACCAGCAACATGGCCGGCTGCACCAATCCAACGATACACATCATTATACTTGTCATATACATAAACTGCAGAAGAATCCACAGAAGCATATGAGGTTGAAGTTAGTCCTGCAACCCATCCACTAACATCAGTGGTTGGTACGGTTGCATCTCTCGAATCTTCAATAGGTGGAGATACGAATGCCATACAGTCTTTTCTACCTTTTGCAAGAGTAATAAGACTTTCTGCAATTAATTCAACTCCGTTAGCATCTGGATATGCAAACAATAAGTTTACATCAACAGTAGTAGAGTCTGCAAACAGATTAATACCTGTACTGATCTCTCCGGCTGTAGGTGAATTATCATCAGTGCCACCACTTAATGAATTTTCAATAGGCGCTGTTACAGTTGTGAATGTAGTGTTTGATGCGATTGTTTCACCAGCATCGGTTAATCCAGTTGGAACACCGATATGTCTGATATACTTAGATCGTGCATTAATCACATCTTTGTAGTAGTTAGAAGTTCCATCAGAACTTTTAGCATCAGAACCCTGTGAAACAAATTCAAAGGTTTCTAATATAGTTCCATCTTTGCCTGACCACGCTCCGTTTATATCCACAACGACGATATGCATCTCATCGGCCGCTGAGGTTTTACCTAAATCTGCAGCGTAATCAGAAGTCCCAGGGACATCAGATACGTTATCTTTATATTTAGGGTGTGTTGCATCGGATGGTGCCCATGCGGCATATGCAGTTGCATTAGCCGGACATACCGATACTCGGATACTATTACCTAAGACGCCGGGATATTTAGCTACCCAAGCTCCTTGTGAAATACCCGTTAAGGCTTCATAATTAGTGTCATTTCCTACAAAGAGTCCGCCACCTACTGCTGTAGCATTCACATGCCCAGTTTTAGTTCTGACTACCTTGAGAGCTGCACCGTACTTCAAAAATGATGCTGCCGTGAGGAAATGTTTATATGTGTTAGAATCTGGTGTTCCGAATGTCTCTGCTAGTTCTTTCTCTGAAGTTACAGTTACAATCTGAGCTACCGGACCCCAATTAAATGACCCAGTTGTCCCGCCTATAGAAGTTGATACTGCAGGGACTACCCCTGTTGCATCGATTTCATTGACCTGAACTCCCGGTGATACTTGAAATGCCATCGCTTTATCCTCTCATTGAGTTAGTTAATATGTTGTTCATAATACGAATTTAAATCCGTATTTTACGAATTTTCACTACTATTATTTATAAATAACCACATCCTATCGTAACAACTGGTCGAATGCGTCACCCTCAAACCAAAGGTTATCATCGCCCATTAGTTTCTCACCCGTAGGTTTTTCAATAGTATCTGGTATAAATCCAAATGGTAACATATCATCCTGTATTGCTTTTAGTCTTTCTTTATATAACATATCTTTCATATTAATATCTGATATGCCTTCAAATATATCTGTAGTAACAAACCACGCAAACATAACTAAATTCATCATCAAATCGTCGTGGTTAGACCCTACTGCTTGATATGATGTGCCTTTACTTACAAAGGTACTCATTTCTATAATAGTATTAGAATCTTTGATAACTAGCTTACGCTGTTCTATTAAGTCCTTTATAGTAGAACAACCAATCCTTTTAACTCTCTTGGTCATTGTCGCACCAAGAGCATTAGCCTTAATAGATGATTCTACAAACATATTCTCATATTCTAAATCATAGTATAGACCGTTACAAACTACACCACCTTGGTCATTACTTTCCACAATCACATATGCTTCATTATAGTAGTTAGCATATTTATATATTAGATCGGGTAGTAGTAGAGGTGATATGTTATTATCCCTAAAACAACAAACTTGTTGGAAAGGTCTTTCCGAAACATCAATAACATTAAATGTAGAGTAGTCTTGTCCTCTACCTTTTGCCACATCCACTGTCATTATATAGTCGTGGTTTTGTTTAGGAGAATCATAAACCCATATGTTCTCTTTATATTCAATAGGTTCTACTGACTGCTGAGCTAGTAAATGGTTAGCATCAATTAGAGTATTACCTCGTCCATGGAATGTATTACCAAATTCTTGTTCAAACTGTAAGGCAGATGTATTAGAAATCGTCTGACGTTTCCATTCTTCATCACGTCCTGGAACATCCCACCAATCGACTCTGAAACCCTTATATTCGTTAGTTCCCTGTGATGCTCCTTCCCAGATTTTATGATATACGTTACCTATACCGTTTGCTGTAGAGGTAATAATAACCTTAGTGTCTTTACCAGATGATACAACGGGATATGTAGATGTATAGAATTGTGCGTCATTCTCTACAAATGCAAACTCGTCAAGGAATAATAAGTTAATAGATAGACCACGAATGGAACTACCTGAGGTTGCTGCAGCCATAATCTTAGAGTTATTAGAAAATTCAATAGAACCTTTATTCAATGCTTTACAACCGGGCTGTAAAAAGAATGGTAGATTCTCAAGCATTAATGTTACTCTAGCTAACATCTCTCTAGCAGTAGCGCCCTTGTTAGCGAGAACTGCGATGTTCTTTTCTGGGTGGAAACATGCAAACCACAGTAAGTAACCTACCGATGATATTGATTTACCTGATTGTCTGCATGCTAAAACAATAGAGAATCTATTATCATTGAAGTGGTTAAACATCTTTTCTTGATATGGGTATAAGTCAAACGGCACTAATCCCTGATCAAGTGAAATTACTTTCAGATAGGTGCGGGCAAAGTATGCTGGATTGTTCATGCATTTAGCATATTCCAGTACTTCTTCTTTAGTGAACTGTGTTTCTACGCCGTCCCGTTTTACTTGAGGATTACCTAGATAGCCAAATTCGCTATTCTTTATCCTCTGCATGATTTATAATCTTCTCATTTTCTTTGGCTAGTAGCCTTTGTAGATCGGTAGTAGAACCCACGAATACATTATTATTAGTGACCTTTGATTGGTCTTCCTTTTCTTTCTCTTCTTTATTTAATTCTTTTTTGGCTTTTTGCAGACTCATAAGCTTATCAGTAGTATCACCAATGTTCTTAATAGCTTGGGATAGTACTTCGAATGCTCGGGGATGTTCGGACTCTCTTGCAAGTTCGGCCAGTATATCCAAAGAACCGACACCAGTATTGATTAAATCTTTATATGTCTTCCTAGAGAATTCATAGTCGTCTTTTATATCTTTATCAATCACTAGAGGCTTGGCCTTGCTAATTGTAGGCAGATTCTTCTCTAAAGATGCTTTAAGCTTATCTTTCTTATTTTCCATAATTATATCCATAACAATTAAGTAATCGTGGTAGTAACCGAGTAATCATCATCCTCGTCTGCAGTAGATGGGTTTATAGTAAAGGACATTTCTTCCAAGATATCTGATCCACCAACACTACCATTCAGGTCTATGTTGACTGACCTAATAACACCTTGGTTACCAAGCGGCCCAAAGAATTTCATCTTCATAGTAAAGTCTAATTGATATATGAGAGCCCTTCTTGTTATCATGTCGCCTTCATAATCATCCGAAATATTAACACCAGTTAGTATAATAGGCACATCTTGTTTATATGCAAATCCTGCTACTGGCGAAATCGTAACTGTGTACTCTGGCTGAAAGTATGGCAAGATCTGTTCTACTACTTGAAGTCCATCATCTTGGTTCTTAGCCATAACAAATAATGTTACATTAATATTATATGCTACTTGATGTTTAATTGTCTTCTTCTTAGTAACATCAGAAGCATGTGATTCTGTAATAGTATTTCTTTTGCCTAGTTTCTGAGTAGAGTCCAGTTCTAATGATGCTATTTCAAATGCCATTCTAGGGAGTTTCATCGCCATAGAAGCATCAGCACCAGACGATGTATCGAGCCTTGCTAGAAACTTCTGTTTAGGTCCGTATGATAGTGGTACCTTAATCTGATTCAATACTGTACCATCAGCTTTAGTTCTGATAACATTAATATTATTAAAGATAGTACCGAAGACTGCTACAGCCTTTCTCATGGTGGAATGATAGAAATGGTTACCGAACATTAGTATGTCTCCGATGGGTCGCCGAATGGATTACTTTCGGTAAAGTCTAAGAATCCATCAGCTTCTAATTCAAAGGCATAATTCTGTGATTGTTCATCAAGGGCAAAGGAGGTAGCATCAGCAACATCAGCAACATCGTTAATGAAACAAGTATTTGTACTTTCAGCACCTATTAATCCTATAGAAGCAGATACCGTGAACTCTCTCATTTCGCCAGAAGATCCGGTGACGCCAACATTGATTACCTGAATCGTTGCACCTGTAGTAGAATTTTTAGTAATACCAGAGATTGTGCCCGAAACTATAATAGCAGGAACTTCACCTGCTGCAGCAACTAAGGTTTGTGATATTATCTCTCCCTTAGTGAAGTGAGCATTGTTAGTAACATCTACGGTTAAAGTAGTTTGATATGCGTTAAGTGCAGCCATATCATCTATGCCATCAATACCGGTATCAAACTGTTCTTCACTGTATTCAAACAATGAACAGGTTAATTTATAAACTGGTAGATTAGATAACTGATAGAATGGTTGTTCATGTTCTACAAATGTAATTTCAAAGAACGAATTGGACATTGGTAGAAATATGATATCGCCTTCTTTAGGCTTATGTACATTATCTAGGGTATTATTATATAGACCTATTAAACTTTCCCACTGTCGCTTAGATATAATGAAGTTAGCCTCATCTCTAATTTCTAAACCGAACTTCTGATATAAGTCACCAGCCCCCTCAAATCCGTCTTGGTTCTCTATATATGCTTCAATCAGATAGGCGTCATCAAACTTAGATGCCGGATCTTCACCCAAAATCGTATCTCGTTCTACTAGGCTTCTAGGTATATAATAGACATCTTGCCCAAAGATTTTTAGTGATTCGATAACCAAGTCTTCATATAGACTCTGCTCGGATCTTACTGCCTGACTGAAATATACATTTCTTGGCATTGTATTATCCTATATAGAAATCGACTGGTTGTTCCCAATTCAATCTAACTTCTTCGGTTAATTTTTCGACTTCTTCTCTAGCATCATCGAATAGTTGTCGACCGTTGAATTGAACACCACCGGGCATTGTCATTCCCTCAAACTTCAACAGGTTTTGACCCCACTGTTGTTTGATCAATGCAGTTGCATAACGCTTCAAATAGTAGTCGTTCCATACATCAGTGAAGGTGTCTGGATCAATTATTCTGTAGCATTCTACTACAATGTATTGATTTAATACAACTTCTGATAACCAGTCCATGTCGATTCTTAATTGATCTTTATGTCTTTCAAATGATATGTGCTTATCCGAAGGGCCCATCATTCCATCTACTAATGACATCCATTGTTGTGTCATAGAATAGTCTATTAAAGAACCTAAGAAACCTAAATTGTATACATCGTTTAAATGAATCTGATATTTAACATCAAACAAACTATTGGTTGAGGTAGTATCACGAATGGGCATTACTCTAACAACATCAGTGATTAAAGCATTAATTGGTATAAATTTATTTTCAATATTACCTACAACTATGGATGATACTACTGCAGTTACCGAACTACTAGTACCTGTGATAGTCTCTGTTTGAAATGGTATGCTATCTAAGTGTGTTAAATCGGTATACACTAATGATGAACCAGTAGAAGTTTTATTCACAATTGCCGTGGCGCCTGAAGTACTACCTGTGATAATTTCACCTACTGTAAAGTTTGCAGCTGTGGCAGTCGATAGTGTGAGTGTACTAGCAGTGATTTTATGCTTTAAGTATAC